AACTAGCTTTTCCTTCTACTACAGATGAAAGATTTGTTAATTTTGATGGGCAACTAAGAGAAAACAATAATCAGTATGTTGTAGCTAACGAACCAATTATAGTAGATGTTGATGTGAGCGGCAGGCAGATAGATGGGATAGAAAAAGTTTATGATTATGATGAACACTTTTATGTAAATCCTGTGCCATCTATTGATGCTATTGACGCGCCCGAATATTTTCAAGCCTATGGTGGTTCATGGTTATGCCATCGTGATTTATTTAAAAGAGTTGAGTTTATTGATTCTAAGTATAGAGTTGTTCAAGATGGTAGAGAGGGAGTGATAGAGTTTCAACCTACAGAAACTACAGCAGGGCATGACCTATTAAGAACCCCCAATTCGTTGTGTTTAAAAAGTAAAGATTTCTTCTACTTTCACGTAGACCATTTAAGTGGATATGAATTTAATAAAAAATATGGAGAATAAAATGACAAGGTTATTAGAGCAAGTTTTGCACAATGAAGAATCGGGAGTAATTTTGATAACGGTTTCCGATCAACTCCCCTCTGATACACTAAAGAAGATTTACAACCTTATACTTGATGAAGAAATAAAATTAACAAAGGATGATACACCGAAAGTAACTAAGAATGGATGATAAGATAAAAAATTTTCCCATTGAAAAATCAGGCGCCGCCGATGAAGTTTTATGGAAGTGTAATGCCTGTGATCATACCATTACTGAATCAATGGAAAAAATGGAAGCAAAAGGTAGCAAAGTTTTGCCCATGAATCTTGGTGGTATTGCTATTTATGTCTGTCCTAACTGTCGTACATTTCAACTACCCGAAGAAGTTTATGATGCTATTTTGAAGAAAGCAGAGAGTAGAATTATTACGTAAAATAGTGCTTGACAAAATACTAACTATTCATTATATTAGTATTAGATTAAATTTTAAAAAGGTAAAAATGTTAGAAAACGTCAATAATTATGATACGATAATACTCGGTTTCGGAGCACACACTATAAAGAATAGGTGTGTAGAACAACTAGTTCCGTTGTTTGAAACGGGTAAAATTGATGCTATTGTTACTAATGGCGCTTCTGTTGTTCACGATACAGAGATTGCTTTCAATGACGATACTAGTGAGGACGTTGCTGCGACTATAAAAGAAGGTAAGTTTGGCTGGGATAGAGATGTTGTTTGGGGGTTGAATGATTTTATAAAACAATGTAGAACAACATCTCTTGGTAAGATGGTTGCTAACCTTATCGGTTGGAAGGGACAATACAGAGAGAAATCAATCTTCTGGCATTGTCACCAAAATAATATTCAACCTGTCGTATCTATTGGTATTGGTCACGATATTTTTCAAATGTATCAAAACTTTGATGTGACTAGTTGGTCACAATCATCTTATGAGGATTTTACAAGACTAACAAAAATTATTGATAATGCTAAAAAAGGTTTGTTTGTTTGTGTTGGTAGTAAAGTATTCGTGCCTATGGTTATAGAGAAGGCGTTTTCTATTGCTAAACAAAAAGGTAGTGAATGTAAGTTTGACAGTTTGGTATGTGACTTGTTTACCTTAGACCAAATTGAAGGTAGCGAATACATAAATAGAGATACTGATAAAGTAGGTTATTACGAAAGACAACTAAAAACTTTCGGTAGAATATCTGAAGATATAGAATATTGGAGAGCTGATAATAGAGCAGTATATGAACGTCTTTATCAAATGATAGGAGAAACAAATGAATAGTATTGGTAGTTTAGAGAAACAGTTGATGGATGCCTTTGATGAACAAGAAGGCAAAGAAAGTGAAAAAGATGAAAAAGTATTAGGTGGCTCACCTCGTCCAAAGACTAAGTTCGCTTATACAAGACGTTGGAGAAAGACACGCAAGACACGTATGAAGATGGCGAGAGAAAGTAGAAAAGCTAATCGTAGATGAAAACTAAAAACTTATTTATAATATCACCACATCATTATTGTCATTCAACCGCAACGCTTGTTGAGGGACTTAATAAGTCAGATGGAATAAAAGTACTTTCAAACACAAATCACAACTATTGTAAGAACGCTGTTCAAAATCTTAAGACACAAATACAAGTAGCAGAAAAGGCGGACTATGTGATGCTGTGTCACTCTGCCTTAGAACCAAAATATAAAAACACAATCGGCCCATTGGTTTCCGAACTACAAGGCAATATAGATATATTTTTAGATGGTAGTGATTATGCAAAGTATGAAGCCCACCCGTCTGATTATAAATTATATATAAAAAGAGAATTGGCTTATTATCATGGCCGAAGTGATAAACCTAATAATGTTGAGACTCTTATTTTTGCGGCAGAAGATAGACACTTTACTAAACCCAATGCCTCCCATACAAATCTATGGCAAGGTAAAACAGACGATTTAGTTTGTATCATGTCTGCTTGTGAAAAGCGACCGCATAGATACGGTATTATGGAATCACTCAAGGATGCTTTTGGTCGTGAAGAAACTGTTTTTGTCGGTGAGTATAGAGAGGGTAAAATTTTAGAAAGAGTTGATACAGGTAATAGGCATTTTGGTGGATACTTCAAAAAACTTCTAAACGCTAAGATAAGTGTGGATGCTTACGGTTGTGGAGAAGCACGACAAACAGGTCGTTTTTGGGAGAGTCTTGCTAATGGATGTATGGTCATGTATCAGCCTATTGAGCCATATATTTGGACTAACACCTATATAGATGAAGAAGATTTTGTCATCTATAATGACTTAGATGAATTAGTAGATAAGGCCAAGTATTATGTGGGTCACCCCAAAGAAGCCAGAAAAATTGCAAATAGAGGTTTTACTAAACTATTGAAATATCATACAACCCAATACAGGGCGAAGGAGTTTCTTTCTCTATTAGAGAGATATTTATAGAAGTAGCGTTTCACAAAAACTAGCTTGAGAAATTTCAAATGAAACTAAAAGAGGCAATTAAAGGACAAAGAACAGTTGTTATATATCCTGGCAGATTTCAACCAATGGGAAGTCACCACTTTCAAGCCTATAAACATTTAGTGAGTAAGTTTGGAAAAGCTAATGTCTTTGTTGCTACTAGTGACAAAACTGGTGATAAGAGTCCACTAAACTTCAATGAGAAGAAGAAGGTCATCAGTGCTTATGGCATACCTCCAAAACAAATTGTTAGAGTAAAGAATCCTTATAGATCAGATGAGATTACATCTAAGTTACCAGATGATACTGCTGTCCTATGGGCTGTCGGTGCAAAAGACGGTGACAGGTTAGTATCTGGAAAGTATTTTGACAAGTATAAGAAGGGTGCTGATCTTTCACCATATAAAGACCGTGGATACATCTACATTGTCCCACACGTATCTTTGAAGGTGAATGGTCAAGAAATGTCAGGCACTGCCATACGTCAAGCCCTTAGTAATAAAGACCTATCACCAAAAGAACGAAAAGATATTTTTAAACAGATTACAGGTTTTAATAACCCATCTATTGAGAAGATGCTTTTAAATAAATTATCATAGCATGCTTATAAAGCCGGTAAGAAATACAGACTATTATGTTGAACATATATCATCTAAACAAAAAGCAAGATGCACAGATTGTGGAAATACAGTAAAGAATTTGGCACGCTATGGTGTATGCTCAGCTTGTCTTTTAAAGAGACAACCAAAAAAATTAAATTACCCAAATTATCTTGGTGACAAATTAGATATACAGGCATAGAGAAAATAAATGAAACTAAAACACGTATTACAAGAAGGTGGTGCCAGTGGACACATGGCACATCCGTGGGAAAACATTGACATGACCTTTGCTGAGATGAAGAAGATGATACGTGCCTTACTTACTGGTAGTATGGAGATAGAAAAAGTAAGTGAGAAAACAGATGGTCAGAATCTAAACATAACATGGCATAATGGTCAACTAGTTGCTGCAAGAAACAAGACACAGAGTAAAAACTTTGGCGAGAATGGTTTGACTCTTGCAGGTATCAAGAAGATGTTTGCTGGTAGGGGTGAATTAGAAAAAGCGTTCGTTTCTTCCATGACAGATTTGGAAAAAGCCATTTCTGCCTTGACAGAGAAACAAAGAAGTCGTATATTTGATAATGGTCATAAGTGGATGAACATAGAAGTAATCTATCAACCAACAAGAAACGTAATACCTTATAATATGGACTTACTACAATTTCACGGTGTTAATGAGTTTGATGCTGGTGGAAATAAAATAGGTTCTTCATCTAAGGAAGGTAAAGAACTTGCTGGTATGATTAAGCAGATTAACAAAAACAAACAAGACACGTTTGAAATTAGAGGGCCACAAGCAGTTCAATTACCAAAATCAAAAGATTTTTCAAAAAGCGCTGATAAGTATATCAAAAGAATTTCTACACTTCAGAAAAAATATGGTTTAGGAAACAGTGATAACTTATTACAATACCACAGAAAATTTTGGTTACAGATGATAGAAAGACAAGCACGTAAGAGTAGAGTGAAACTAAGTAGAGACATGAAAGTAAAACTAGTCAAGAGATTTGCTGAGGGTGACAAAAGTTTTGCTCTAAGTAAGGCTAATCTAAAGGATGAAAAGATTTATAATTTTGCAAGTAAACTTGACAAGGTTGATTCAAAAAGTTTGTTTCAGAAAAATGTAGCACCTTTTGAAGATGTATTTCTCTCACTAGGAGCTGAAGTTTTAGAAAACGCCAAAAATTTTATCGCTGTATCACCTGCAAAGGGTGTAAAAGATATGAAGAAGGATTTAGGAAATACTATTTCCGATCTACGTAAAGGGGGTGATATTACCAAACTGAAGCAATTGAAAAGACAAATACAGAGATTTAAGAAGGCTGGCGGTTTTAATAAAATTGTTCCTAGTGAGGGAATTGTTTTTGACTATAAAGGAAACACATATAAACTCACTGGATTGTTTGCACCCATAAACCAGATATTAGGTATGACCAAATTTTAGAAAGGAAATAAATGGCTCGGACAAATCGCAGAAAAGATGCGAGTGAAGTAGTTAAGCCCAATCGTGGAGTAAAGAAGAACCAACGTAAGACGCGAAGAAACAACACCAGAACATCAATTAAGAAAATAGATTACAATGACCCCGAACTCCTTGACGAGTTAGAAGAAGACCTATCAAATGAAAGGTAAGTTTGCGATTAGACCAAAGGTTCTTGACAAAGGTTTTGTAGAGTTGTTAGATTTCTGTGGCACAGACCTAACAGTAGTAAATTCTGCTCGTGTATCCTTTGGAAAGAGAAAAGAAGTATATGAAAAATCAGATGAAAAACTCGTTAAGTATCTTGCTAAACATAAACATTTCTCACCGTTTAGACATCTTATAGTACAACTACATATAAAGGCGCCAGAGTTTGTTATGAGGCAGGCGTATAAACACGTAGTTGGAATTGAAACATCGTCATCACACTCAACAAAAGATCATGCTTGGAATGAAATTAGTGGCCGCTATGTGCCAGTTGAGGAATTTTATTTTCCCGAAATATGGCGACAACAATCCTCCGACTCAAAGCAGGCGAGCGTGGGTCAAATACCGTTACAAGAACAGGCCAAAGAAAGATATGAGACTGCGATAAAATTAATCAAACATAACTATGAAGAATTACTCAAACTCGGCGTTGCAAAAGAACAAGCAAGAATTATGTTACCGTTGTCACAGTATACAGAAGTTATCTGGACAGCATCATTTCAAGCACTAATGAACTTTGTTGAATTGAGAGATAAGCCAGATTCTCAATGGGAGATAAGAGAGTATGCCAAGGCGATTAGATATATCCTATATCAAATCTATCCTAAAACGTCTGAAATTTGGGAAGAAACCATTTTCCAAAACTAAAATACTAATCTTTTTATTATCACCTTTGCTCTTTTTTGCTATTTCTCTTTTTAGCAAAAAAGAAGAAAAGAGTGAAGAGGATGATCACATTGGTTGGTGTTGAAATAAAAATTATTGCAGCATGTATTTTATGCTTGACAATACCCACCTTTTTACTTATATTATTATCAAGATTTAGAAATAAACCATTTCAATCATGTGGCGAATCATGTGATTGTTTTGAAAAAGAAGATTGCTTGACAAATAACGAATAATTGTGTATATTATATGAATAATGTTGAGATTGTTTATTTTTTACTTGGATTAGTTGCCTTTGGAAATACCTGTTTGATCGTGGCTCTACTAATGGAGTTAGATGATAGGAAAGAAAGAAAAATAAAACGTCAAAAAAAACTCAAAGTAAAAACAAAGAAAAAACCCAACGCAAAGAAGAACAAGAAGAAAGAGTCTATCGTAATAGATGATGATGATGATATTATTATTGAAGATGTTTAGCAAGATGATGAATAATAAAAAAATGCTTGACAAAGTAGAAATAGTTGTTTATATTATGTGTATAGTTTATTATTATGATAAACAAACCCCATCACTTTTCATATAGGAGAATATAATGCCTATTAGTTTGGATAAAATCAACAATGCTTTGGATCGCCTTGATAATAAGGGCGGCAACTCTAATCAGAACCAAGACGCTTTGGTTAAACTTGATGAGGGAGAACATCAGATTCGTATCACTCCTTATAAGGAAGATTTTGATATGCCCTTTCGTGAGTTGTGGTTTCACTTTCGTATTGGTGGACGCACATTCTTGTGTCCTAATAAGATGAAGGGTGAGCCTGATCCTATTTGTGATTTTGCTACTACCTGTTGGAATGAGTTTACTAAAACTGGTGATGAGTCATTCAAGGAGATGTTTAAGACAATGGCTCCCACACTTCGTGTTTACGTTCCTATTGTGGTTCGTGGTCAAGAAGATAAGGGTATTCGTTGGTGGAGTATTTCACCTCGCACTACTTATAAGGAAGTTCTTAATCACGTTCGTAGCGGTCTACGTCAAAATGTTGACATTACTGATCCGTCCGAAGGTTTGGACTTGATGGTTACGGTTGAGCCTGGCTTCAATGGTTGGTTGATGCCTACGACTATCACTACTGCTCTTAAGCCTACTCCTTTGGCTGGTTCAAAGAATGATATTGATACTATTATTGATAGTGTCACACCTGTTGATACTCTCTTTGATTATAGTCCTATTGGAGATATGAAGATTGCTCTTGACAAGCATATCAATCCTAATGCTGATGATTCTGATTCATCTGCTGGTTCTGCTCGTGATTTTGGTGGTGGTTCTACAACGACCGTTGCTGCTGAAGAAGATAAGACGAGTAAGAAGATTGATGCTGCTTTTGATGGTCTTCTCAAGGGTAATACTGCTACCGCCGATATTGATTTTAAGTAATGGCGAGAAAAAAGATCAAAGCAACCGAATCATCTATACAGAAAGATTCGGTTCTAAATGAAATACTCGTAGATAGTCTTAACAAGAAACTTGGTGATGTAGCCTATATTCTTGGTAAGGGTGATAGTCCACCAGAAGTAAAGGAGTGGTTATCTACTGGCTCTACAGTATTAGATACAATCATCTCTAATGATGAAAATGCCGATGGGGGCATACCTGTTGGTCGCCTCACCGAAATATCTGGTGAGGCGGCTACAGGCAAATCCTTATTGTCGTATTTGATTCTTAAAGATTGTCAAGATAAAGGCGGTGTTCCTGTATTGATTGATACAGAGAATGCTTGTAATGAAGATTTCCTAAACTTACTTGGTTTGAAACCTTATCCAGAAGGTTCACTTGTTTATATTCAAGTTGAGTCGGTAGAAAAAGTTTTTCAAGCCGTTGAAGATATTATTCGTAAGATTAGAGAAAACGAACCAGACAAATTATGTTGTATAGTGTGGGATAGTGTAGCTGGCACATCTACTGATGTAGAGTTACAAAACGATTTTGGCGAATCTACAATTGGTATGCATGCTCGTATGATTGGTCAAGGTCTTAGAAAAACTATCCGCTTTATCGGTCAACAAAGAGTAGCGCTTGTTTTTCTGAATCAAGTGAGACAAAAAATTGGTGTTTTCTTTGGTGATGATACAGTAACGCCTGGCGGTAAGGCTATCCCTTTCTTTTCTTCAGTTCGTATGAAACTATATAGTGGTGGTAAGGTCAAAGCTGGTAAGGATGTTATTGGTGTCGGTATCAAACCAAAACTTATCAAGAATAGAATGGGTCCACCACACCGTGAAGCAGAATTGAAGATGTATTTTACAAGAGGTTTGATAGATGAAGAAAGTTGGTTGGATGTATTATTAAAATCTGGAGATGCTGAAAAGATTTCGCAACAGAAGTCATCTATCACCAACAAGGATACGGGCGAAGTATACGAATTTCAAAACCGCAGGTTTGTTGAATGGGTTCGTAAACAAGAAAACAATGAAGCTCATACTTATTGTAGAGCGCTTGTAAAAAAAGCTCTTGTCATTGAACAAGACCCCGACAAGAGAGAAGAAGAAATAACCACCGAAGAACTACAACCAGAAGAAGAGATGTAATGGATGATAAGATTATAAAAGGCCCGTTTCAAGAACAACAAAATGACGATGATGAAAAGGGTCTTACTTGGTGGTTAGGATTTGCTATAGGATTCATCGGGACGCTAGCCCTTGTGGCTGGCGTCTTAGGTGTTCTTTCAGTTATTTTTACATACCTTTATAACTACAGCATGGCTCCTTTTGTTGATTATGAGTTAAATTGGAAGCAATGCTTTGCTGGTATGCTCCTCATCTATTTAATTCGATCAGTGCTCAGTTTTTTTAAAAAAAGATGAATCTATTTTTTTTTGATTGATAGTAATTTTCCCAACAAATTTTAGTTTATATTTATTCTACCAAAGGTTAAAATGAACTTTGCGGTAAAAGAAGTTACAAGCAATAAGTGGTTTCGTGTTGCTCGTAACGAATGTTTGAAAAGTATGCATCATACTAGGTTTGGCACTGTTTTGATTCTTAAGAACGGAAAGACTTTTTCTGGTTACAACAAAGATAAAAGTCACCCTATGATTAGAAAACATTATGATTTTTATGCACACAGCATCCATGCTGAGCTAGATGTACTCTTAAAGGTAAACCCCTATCGTTATGAGGATAATCTACAAGGATCAACAATGTATGTCTACCGTGAGGATAAAAACGGTTTACTTAAACCAGCACACCCATGTAAGTCATGTTATAAGATAATGAAGGACTACGGTGTAAAGAAGTGCTACTATACAACCGCAAAAGGTTATAACCTTACCCTACTATAAAAGGAGCAAAAAGTGTCCGATAAGCCTGTATTGTTGATTGATTTACTCAATCTTTATTGTCGTTGTTTTTCATCAATACCATTGACCAATGATGATGGTGAACACGTAGGTGGTTTTTATGGAAGTCTAAATGCACTTCAAAGTTATATTAACAAGTTTTCACCAAGTGAGTGTGTAATCGCTTGGGAAGGTGCTGGTTCCTCTCAGAAACGAAGAAAGAAGTTACAGGACTACAAGAGTGGTCGTAAAATGGTTGGGATGAGAAGGGGGTTTGAGACATCAGACGAAACAGAGAAGGAAGCGTTTGCCAGACAACTTGGTGCTCTAAAAGAAGCTATGGAGTTTCTACCATTGAAACAAGTAGCTGTTCAATACTTAGAAGCTGATGATGTTATTGCTTATATGTGTAAGAACACTATCAGAGATCGTAAGAAGATTATTGTCAGCACTGATAGAGATTACTTACAACTAGTAGATGAGAACACTAGTGTATTTAGGCCAGTAAAAACAAAGACCAACAAACAAGGTGAGTTCATTGACTTAGAGTGGATGCATCAAAAAGAAAACATTCACCCTGCTAATTATGCTATACTCAAGGCAGTTGTTGGTGATAAGAGTGACAACATACAGGGCATCAAAGGTATCGGTGAAAAGACGGCCCGTAATCAAATAGAAATACTACAAGAAAAAAATGACCACGATGTAGATGGTTTTATAGAATGGGCCAAAGGTCGTAGTGAAAAGAAGTATCAAAAGTATATTGAAAATGAAAAATTAATTAGGTTAAATTATAGTGTTGTGCAATTACAAGAGTTAGAGATTTCTCTTAGTGCTATTGACGCTATAGATAAATCTTATAAAAGGGATACGCCCAAGTTTAATTCTTACAAGTTTCGTATTAATCTACTGAACGAAAACGTAAGCCCGTCAAATTTAGACAATTGGGTAGCGTCTTTTTCCATCTTGAAAAACTAAGGAGATATTTAGGTGTCTAATAATACTGATACATTTGAGTCTTTTGGAATTGGTTTTCAGAACTGTGTATTGCAAGGC